GATTTCTTGAAAGGGCCAAAAGTCGTAAAAACCTTTAAATAAATAAATCAAATTTAATCTAATCTATTATGTCAGACAAACTTGTCAAGAATCTTAACTTCGGCAGCGATGCCAAAGATAAGATATTTAAAGGGATAGATAAACTCACAAAAGCTGTTAGCTCCACATTAGGAGCTAGCGGCAAATGTGTTATCCTTGAAAATGAAAATGGCCAACCAGTTATAACCAAAGATGGTGTTACTGTGGCTAACTCAATAGTATTATACGATGCTGTTGAAAACATGGGAGCAACATTACTAAAAGAAGCTGCTAGAAAAACTGTAGAAGAAGCCGGTGACGGAACTACTACTGCAACAGTTTTAGCTAGATCAATTTTAGTACAAGCAAGCTCTAAAAATATTAATTCAAGAGAATTAAAAACAGGAATAAATTCTGCAGTAAAAAAAGTTATAAAATATTTAGAAAAAAATACTATACAAGTAACTGGTAATATGATTGATCAAGTTGCTACTATATCTTCTAATAATGATATTGAACTAGGCCAATTAATTGGTGGAGCTTTTAAAAGTGTAGATAGAACAGGTGTTGTAATGATGGAAGAATCAAAAGATATTGAATCTTCTGTTGAAGTTGTTGATGGTATGCAATATGATAAACCAATTAAAAGTTTACATTTTATAACTGATCAAGCAAAAGGTACAGCAGAGCTAAATGATCCTTTAGTTTTAATCGTTGAATCACAAATAGATAGTGTAAGAAAAATACAAGGTATTTTAGAGTACGCTATAAAAAATAATGAATCTTTATTTATTGTTGGGGATGTAGACCCTCAAGTTTTAGCTGCATTAGCTATGAATAAAATGAAAGGCAATATTAAAGTATGTATAGTAGATGCACCAACATATGGGTTTACTAAAAAAGAAAAACTTAATGACCTAGCTTTAATGACCGGATCTACAGTTATTAATGAAGACTTAGGTGATGACATGGATTTAATAGATGTTAGTCATTTAGGAAGATGTAAAAAAGTTATTAGCGGTAAATATGATACTGTTATACAAATTGAAGAAACTCCTGAAGAAGTTAAAGAAATAATTAAAGATGTTAAGAAAAAGCTTCAAACTGAAAAAGTAGCAGGATTTGTTATAGCTCACGAAAAAAGACTTGCGTTATTAGCTGCTAAAGTTGCTATAGTAAAAGTTGGCGCTAATTCTGAAATTGAATTAAAAGAAAAAAGAGATAGAGTCGAAGACGCTATCTGTGCTACAAAGGCCGCAATCAAAGAAGGTATTGTATCTGGCGGAGGAATTGCTCTGTTAAATGCATCATCATCTATCAAAGCTGAATCAGAAGCTGAACAAACGCTTCTAGACGCTATCAAAGCTCCTTTTAAGACAATATTAGATAATGCTGGTATAATAGACTATACTGCACCTAAAGTCATAGGAGAAGGATTAGATGTGGTTACGGGAAATATGGTTAACATGATTAGTAATGGTATTATTGATCCATTATTAGTTACAAAAAGTGCTCTTTTAAACGCGGCTTCAGTAGCAACTACTATTTTATCAACTGATTGTATAATTAATAATATAAGAATACATGAAAGCGATAGGTAGTAATTTAATTATAAAAAAAATAGAAGAATCAAATCAATCTACAAAAGGTGGTTTGCTTCTTACAGAAAAACAAAGAGAAGATGTAAGATTCCAAAAAGCTGAAGTATTTAAAGTAGGCGATGGAGTTGTAGCGGTAAAAGAAAAAGATATTATATATTTTGATAAAGCTGCTTCGCATAGAATAGAAATAAACAAAGAACCTTATCACGTTATTCGACAAGAAAACGTTGTCGTTGTTTTATGAAAAAGCTATCAGCAAGAGATGTAAAAAATCTTAATTTGCTAAAACATTATCGTATAATACGTAAATGGGCTTGTAAAAACAACGGCTTAAATGACGCAGATCTTGAGTTATTAATTTATTTTGATTGTATGGATCTTTTTACTAAGCATGATTTTGAAATAGGTACATATTCTTATAGTTGGGATAATAGACGCTGGAACAGATTATTAAAAGAAGAGTGGATTGTTGTATGGAGACATAGAAACAGAACAACTCAAAAATATAATATATACAAAGTTTCATTCAAGTGTAAACAACTTATAAGTAGAATGTATCGAATCATGTTAGGTGAAGAAGATATACCTTCTAGTGAAAGAAGAAACAAATTAATTAAAGGAAATAGCTACACAGACAAAGTACTGACACAAGCTATATATAACGTAAACAAAGATAAAAATAGATAATAATGAAAACATTTGATTTAATTAACAAACAAAATACTACTGGTATGTCACTGGCTCAGCAAGCTAACATGGAACTTAGTGATCCTATGGTAAATAATAATATAAATAATATTCAAGATTTTTCATCAAATCCATCTGTAAATACATTTAGCGATAAAGTTTCTGAATCAGGAGCTGGTATATATGGTTCACAAAATCAAAGACAACAATCTGTAGGTTATCCACAGGATGATAATTCACCATTATTACAAAAAGGTTTAGCAACTAAAAAAGATTCTACTTTTGTTAAACAATTTCATCCAACTTTTACTGGAGGATACATTAGTAAATCTGCTAGTGAAATTAGAAATAACACACGTAATCCTAAGCCAACTAGAGAGATGAATTCAGACAGAACACAGTCAAATAAAATAAACGAAAAACAAGCTATTAATTTAGCTAATAAAAAAGGTATTGATACTAAAATGTGGAAAGCAAGTAACAAAGAAATACAATTATAAAAATAATAAATTATGATAGAAGATAAAGCACACACACACGCGTCTAAAAATGACAATGTTGGTATAGTAGGTGAATCTCATATATGGGATGGACCATTAGATCAAGCAGATAGATTACATGGTAAAGGATCTAGTAATGGTCGCGCTGGTATGAAACTAAAACTTGCTGCTACTCCTTATTCTGGAATGGGTATACCCACTGTATGTAAAGCTCAACATCAGTCTAGATAGTATGATAAGCAAACATATTAGTTATAATGAAGCAATTCATTCTAACACAGCTAAAAGATTTAGTATAGAAAATATACCTAATGAAGAGCAAACAAATAATATGAAAAACTTAGCTGCAAAAATATTTGAACCACTAAGATTGTGGGTAGGTGGACCAATAAAAATTAATAGCATGTTTCGTTCTGAAGAATTAAACAAAGCTATAGGAGGATCATCTAGTTCACAGCATTGCAAAGGCATGGCGATGGATTTAGACGATGTCTATGGACACAAAACTAACGCAGAAATGTTTGATTGGATATGTAATCATTGTAATTTTGATCAAATCATATGGGAATTTGGTGATGATAAAAATCCGGCTTGGATACATGTTAGCTACATAAGCGTAGATAAAAATAGAAACAGAAAATTACTAGCTGAAAAAGAGTTTGGTAAAACAGTATATAAAATCATAAAATAAAATGAATAAATCATGATAATAAACACAAGTTCATTTACTAGTTCGATTCCGGTAGCGCCTAGTGATACTATAAATATACCAGGACCTAGCGTAAGAGTTAGTTCAGCTACTACGGCTACAACTCCAAATAACATACCAAAGCAATTAATTGATGCTAACGCTAATTTCATAACTACATACAACGCTGACGGTTCTGTACTTAATCAAGGTGTTTCTGTAGGTATGGTAGTATATAACATGTTTGCTATAACTGCTTCAACTACTAACGCGCCTTTAGTAGCTACAGTAGTAAGTATAGTTAATAACACAACTTTGTTATTATCTGCAGATATATTTCCGTTTGCTGGAGGTACAGCTGTATCAGCTTATAATATATATGATGCAAATGAAGTTTCACCTCCAGGGGCACAAATATATGTTGGAACCGCGGGTAATTTATATGTAGAAACAATTAACGGAGACTTAGTATTTATTGAAGATGTACCAGTTGGTGAAATATTACCAATTGTTGTACAAAAAGTATTAGTTGGTGCTGCTGCTGCTGGTGGTCAACCAAACACAGAAACTACAGCAGGAAAATTAACAGCATTTATATAACATTAAACAAAAAACAAAATGAACAAATCAAGAAAAAGAATAGCTCAAGATTACGCTCGTAACGCAATAGTAGATGGTGATACTAAAGCTGGAAGATACGAAAAAAAGATGGCTGTAAAAGAAGCAGCTGGTGAAGGACCTAAAATGTATGATAAAAAAGAAAAAGGACCTAAAACTTTTGAAGGCGGAGCTCACAGAGGAGAAATGAAACATGCTAAAGATGGTTCTCATTTAGGACCTAAAATGTATGGTGCTCATAAAGACAAAGGAGCTAAAATGTACGGTAAAGATCATGGACCTAAAATGACATCAGACCCGAAATCATACAGATCTTCTATTGCTCAACACTGGCATAAAGAAAATTTACTTACTGAAAATCCTATTGCAAGAAGAGCAGCTGGTAAATAATGAGTTTTACTATGAAAGGTGCTCCTTATTGTACCTGTACTCTTAACACACCAATATATCATAGAGATATAGATGGAAGCGCTTTAGGTATGGCCAATAATAATGGCACTATAATAGTAGATAAAGATATTAATTCTAAGCAAGAAAAAAAAGTTATTAAGCACGAGCAAATCCATTTAGACCAAATGGAAAGAGGAGACTTAGCTTATGATGAAACATCGGTTACTTGGAAAGGTAAAAGATATTTAAGAAAAAACATGGACGAGGGTAATAAAAATCTACCATGGGAAAAAGAAGCATATAAAAATAGTTAAAAAAAAAAATTATGGGATCACCATTTAAAATGAAACCTGGATCTGGCTCAAGCGCTAAACACACAGGTAGAGGATTAGCAGAAAGAGGACTAGTGCCAGACAGAGGACCTAAAATGCACGAAGGATTGTGCACAAAAGTGAAAGTCTTGAAATGGCAGCAAGAGAGGGTCTTTTAGCCAATACAAAACAAGCTACTTCGTTGGGTTTTGTTAATAGCAATTTTGATCCAAAAAGTAAATCGTATTCTGCAAAACCAGTTAAAGTAGAAACGTTTGATAATGAAAAGTTTTTAGACGGTGGTAACAAGCCATATAAAATTAGAGATCCAAAAGCAAGAAAAGCTTTTAAAAAAGACTCTACAAGTCTTGCTCAAAGAAATAAACTTGAAGCAAATGAGTTAAACTCTCTTATGGACAAAGAAAACAAAAGATTTGAAATGTAAAGTAAGTTCATTGTAAGTGATTATATATATAGTATAAACAATTAAATATAATTAAATGAAAAAACTATTAACACTTGGTTTAATGTTACTTACATTAAACATTTTTGGTCAAATGAAAAATCTTGAAGGTACGTGGAAATCTGAAGGAACTGAATATGTAACTTCAATATTTCATAAAAAAGGTAAATTTATTTTTACAAATGTTGGTCCTGAAAAAACAAAAGAAGTTGTTGTAAATAAAGGTAAAGACTTTATAACAACAAGACTAGACAACCCTTCAAATGGATATAAAGTTGTAATAAAATACACGATGATAAACAAAGACAGCGTTAAAGCTAAGTTTGTTGGTGATTGGGAAGGTGTTTTAATATATTATAGATACGATGAGTAAGAAAAAATTTAACGAAACTAAAGTAGGAAAGTTTTTAAGTAAAGCAGCGCCAGGTATATTAGACTTAGCTGGTAATGTATTACCTGATGCTGGTGTGCTAGGTCTTGTTAAAAATTTAATACATAAAGATACTGCACTACCGCCAGAAGATAAAGAAAAAGCATTAAAATTATTAGAACAAGATATGATTGAAATGCAAGAAGTATCAAAACGCTGGGAAAGCGATATGAAAAGCGATTCATGGCTTAGTAAAAACACGCGCCCATTATCTTTGATATTTTTATCTGTAATGACTATTGCTTTTATATGGGTTGATAGTCATGAGACTATATCCTTTACAGTAGAACAAGAGTGGATAGGTTTATTAAAAACTTTAACTACAACAGTTTACGTAGCGTATTTTGGTTCACGAGGAGCGGAAAAATTTAAAACCATAAGTAATAATAATAATAAGTAACAATAATTAATAACAATTAAAATTTAATCAAATGAGTAAAGATTTAAAAATTACAGACAAAGAGTTAGAAACAATCAAAGAACAACAACAAAAAATTCAAACAGTTGTTTATGATTTAGGAGCATTAGAAGCTAAGAAATTTGAAATTTCTGCAGCATTAAAAGATTTTAACGATGCTTTAAATGAAACTAAAAAAGAATTAGAAGAAAAGTACGGACAAGTTAATATTAACTTACAAGACGGATCTTACGAGGAGATTGTACCAGAGGTAGAGACTGAAGAAGTAAAATAAATGAACTCTGTTATAAGAAAGATAAGTATAGGCTCGGACTATAAAAACGAAGCAATGCACTACTCTGTAGGTCAACCTGTTTATGGTGGTCACACAATTAGTAGTATATCTTTAGAAAAATCTGACAATTCTTATAATATATATATTAAAAAAGACAACGAGGTTATGCCGTGGAAGAAATTTAACTCTAACATGGCTATCTCTGTTGAATACGACTTAGAGTATTAAATGAATAGTATATATGACTTTATTATAACTCCTAAAAATAGTAGATATAATAACACAAAAACAATTGGTGATAAAACTTTAATATTAAACACTAGTATTGAAGATCATAAACTTGTGAGCAAAGAAGCGATAGTTGTTTCAGTACCTTTAGCATTTAAAACAATGCTAAAACCTGGTGATGAAATAATAGTGCATCATAATATATTTAGAAGATGGTATGATGTAAGAGGTAAAGACAGAAATAGCGGTCAATACTTTAAAGAGGATTTGTATTTTTGCAAACCAGATCAATTGTATTTATATAAAAGAAAAGATAAATGGTTAGCTATAGGGCAAAGATGTTTTATAAAACCATTAAAAGACAATAGCGTTTTAAACAATGAAACTGAAATAAAACATATTGGTATTCTAAAAATAGGTAATAGCTCGTTAGAAGCTTTAGGAATTAATCCTGGAGATCTTGTAGGTATTAAACCAGGTAGAGAATGGGAATTTATTATAGACGATGAACGTCTTTATTGTATGAAATCAAATGATATTGTTATAAAATATGAACACGAAGGAAACGAAGAAGAATATAATCCAAGCTGGGCACATAGCGGTTGAGGAACTCATTAAAGTTGCTAAAGAAGCTATTGTAGATTCAGACGAAGATATATCAGCTGACAGATTAAAAAATGCTGCAGCAACTAAAAAATTATGTATATTTGATGCTTTTGAAATACATAATCGTATTATAGAAGAACAAAACATGTTAGATGAAAAACCTAAAGAAGTTAAAAAAGAAACTACGTTTCGTGGTTTTGCTGAAGGAAGATCTAAATAATGTACGAGCAAACTTTATATAAAATATTACCTGATTATATTAAACCTAAGATTCTTAAACGAATGAATAGGTATAATAAATGGGAGTATGGATATAATGATGATCACGATATGATTATTATATCAAAAACTGGTCAAATTGGCGATGTTTATGAGATACAAAATCTTAAAATAGCTTTACCTAAACAAAACAATGTTCATAAATTTGAAAATGATAAATGGACTAGATTTGATTATCCTAAAGTATTAAATAGAATAAAAACTGTATTTGATTGGAGAGAATATCCAGATGATTTTAAAGAACAATGGTATGACTATATTGATCTTGAATTTAAAAGACGTGAAGAAGGTTTTTGGTATATAAACAAAGATAAACCTATATTTATAACTGGCACTCATTACATGTATTTACAATGGTCAAAAATTGATGTTGGCCAACCAGATTTTCGTGAATCAAATAGATTATTTTTTATATTTTGGGAAGCATGCAGAGCTGATTATAGAAGTTATGGCATGTGTTATTTAAAAAACAGACGATCTGGATTTTCATTTATGGCATCTGGTGAAACTGTTAACATGGCTACAATATCAACCGATGCGCGTTTTGGTATATTATCAAAGTCAGGT